ATCCACGCCGTTGCGCCTCAAATATCAATCTGTACCATCCATCAGGCAAAGTTTCCCAGGCTTCGCGGTAAATATCCACGCTTTCCGGCCTTAGTTTGCCGTTTGCCTTTTCAATGTGGATAACGGTTTTGTCGCTCATTTCACAGCGTGTTAAACCGAATGTCGCAACGCAGCGTAGCATAAAGCCATGACGTTTTAAACCATTTTCGGGTCTTAAACCAGTGCGCTTTTTCGTAAGGCGCGCCGATGCCCGAAAAAAGGTAATCATCCTGCCTGCCAAATTCTTGCAGGAAAAACCATGCGTGAAGTAATGCGCGTTTCATATTTAAGGATTTTAAAGAATCAACCAAGCCGCCTCCCGTGCGTGGATTGACGTTTTGCCCGTCCACCCGGTCAACTTTTTGAAATAGTCTGCTGTGGTTTCTTTCACGTTTTTGGGGTGTACGAGTTCAAACGGTATTTGCAATTCAGTCAACACCTCAACCCAAATAGCGCAATCGCGCCCGATGCTGCCCGCGCCTTTCCATTTTTCCGGCCCGGTGTTGCCAAACCACGTGCGTAGGCGAGCGTCTTCAACCCGTACCAGCGTGTTTCCTTTGCCGTGATATTCCGCCCATTCATGCGCCAAATTTATGGCCTTCCAAATGGTTGTGGTTTCAATAATTCGCAGCAATCCGCTTTCCTTTATGGCTATTCCAGTTTTTGTACCAGGGTCGATGCCGATTAAGCAGGTAGCGCGGCGTTTGGCATCGGCATAAATATCTTGCTTAGATGCTTTTAATTCATTTGCAAGTGATTTACTGATACTTGCCTTTGCCGACCAATTTTCAAATCCCCTGCTCATACCGTTTCAATTTGATACGCCCCCGGCTCTTTGTCAAGCCAGACGCATAGTTTCAAAAATGATTCGCTCGACAAACCTTTGCGGACTTCCGCCCGATGTACCGTTCCGTTGCTTACACCGATCTGCTCCGCCGCCTGCCTTGTTGTCAGCCGGTTTGTTATTTGCCGCTTGGTGTTAACGTCGGCAGCGAGTTTGTCAGCATCGTATTTCATGCGGTAAATATAAAACAATGTTTTCAGATTGCAAAGTAAATTGTAAAAAAACCGCCGGACAAAGCGCCCGGCGGTCAGTATGAAAATGAAGAAAAATGGCTACATCATTTCAACCTCTGACAGTTGGTCGAACAATTCGCGGGGCTTGGTTTGCAGAAAACGCTTTTCTGCTTCCTTGCAGTTTGCCACCGCCTGTTTGAAATACGAATCCTTCAACTCGATTCCGATGCCAAAGCGCCCCATCGAAACTGGAGAAAAAACCTCGCTACCTACGCCCATAAACGGGGTTAAAACGACTTCGCCGGGATTGCTGTAAAGTTCGACAATACGATCAATTACGTCCAACTGCAAGGCGTGGACGTGTTTTTCGTCATCCTCATCTCTTGCGTCACGGAACGGCAAAACGTTGTCAATTCTAATGTCGTCCCAAACCGATGAAGCGTAACGCTGCCAAATAATGTGAGAAAGTTTGTTAGTTTTCGGATCCTCATGCCCGGCATACTTGCGCTTTAGAGCCTCAAAAGAAGCGGACGTGTATGCGTCGTAAAATTCGGCAAAACTTCCCATGTGAGCAAAGTCTGATAACGGCAAACCGTATTTATCCAAATGGTCTGGGAGAAGCGGCGTTGCCCCGGCGTAGTGCGTAAGCCCGAAAGGATGGGTAACCGGAACTTCTGTTTCGCCTTTCTTTTTGAAAATTAGCATATAATCGGGCATGGCCGTAAAGCATTGCGTACTGTCCTCAACAATCAATTTGTGCATGAGGCTGCGCACCATTGTCCGCATCCGAACCTTCAATGGCTCCTTCCAAATCGTTGTGCAATTTTTGTACTGGAAACCATACTTTTCGTGCATGGCAATTATTTCGTGCCGAAAGTCCCACATATTTTCCGTTTTGCTGTCCATTATGTCGGTGCAATGCACGGCAGTTATCCGGCCCGGTTTTGTGACGCGGGCAATTTCAGCGATCAAAAATTCGTACTGCCGCAAAAACTGTTCTTTGCTTTCGCAGTTTGAAAAATCGTTTTCATGGCTGCTGTAATTATACAAACCGGCAAACGGCGGACTGTAAACCGAAAGGTCAATCGAAGCGTCTGCGATGCTTGGCAAAACGAGCATACAATCGGAGCAATAGATTGCGTAGTTGTCGGTAATAAGTTGCTCTTTAATCATTGGTTTGGTTGTTTCAAAAATGAAGGAAGTGAAATTTGTTTGTCAAAATCGCGTCTGCCAACTTCGTAACTCTTGTTTACATTGGCGTTGAGTTTGGAAAATAGTTCGCTGCTCTTTTCCGCCTTTGTTTCGAGCGATTGAATAATTCGGGTTTGGCCGTCTGATATTACCCGGTCAACGTAGACAGGTCGAGTTTGGCCGAAACGGTAAAAGCGCCGGATTGATTGGTAATACTGCTCAAAAGAGAATCCAGGGAAAAAAACGGTGTGGTTGCAATGCTGCCAATTAAGCCCGAACGCGGTAATTTTGGGCTTACTGATGAGTTTCTTTATTTGCCCTTCTGCGAACGCTAAAAGAATTTCTTCTTTCCTTTCTATCTTCATTCCACCTTTTATCTGTACGGCGTTGCTGTCTAATCTTTCTACTAAGTCGGCTTCCGGGTTGAGGTTGCACCAATAAACCGACGTATCGTGATTTCCTGCCAATTCAACAGCAGCCTCGCAACGCCCCTCAATCGTATTCCGCTGTTCGGCTTTTATCTCCGACATACTGCGGGCAACGATGTTGAAAAGTTGACCCTGCCCGTTAATAACCAATGGCTTTTCATTCTTTACCACATGATCACTCACAATAAGTTCCGGTAAAATGTGGCGTTCGTCCGAAAATCCCAGGTCAGACGGCTTGCGCATGGAAACAGACCATCCGCTAACCCATTGAAAAAATGCTTCCTGCGCGTGTCCTTTTAGCCGCCATTGCACCCCGATGTTTTGCGGGCTAATCGTATCCTCATTGTTTTTGAAAAACTTGGTGAGCATATCCATATACCCCATATATCCCAACGCTTCGCTACTTGTTCCAAGTTCAATAAAGTCGTTCGGCGAAGGGGTTGCCGTTGCGAGGTAGCGGTACTTGATTTTTCGCATAAACGACGTTACCGCCTGCTTTGTAGCACCGTCAAAGTTTTTCAAAATGCTGCTTTCGTCGCAAATTACGCAATCAAAATCCAACGGATTGAACAGGTGTAGCCGCTCGTAATTGCAGACAATTATCTTTTGTGAAAACTTCCCGTCTCGGCTGTACTCAATATCGCCGATGCCGAATTTTTCAGCCTCTTTGATAAATTGAAAAGCAACCGCCAACGGCGTAAGAATCAAAACGGGCTTGTTGGTATGGCGTACATAGTTTTCCGCTGTCACCAACTCAACAAGGGTTTTGCCTAATCCGGTATCAAGATAGATAGCGCACCGCCCCTTCTTGATTGCGTACTCGGTAACGTGCCTTTGGTAGTCAAACATACCATCGGGCATAAAAACGGGTTCAATCCCAAAATTTTGGGAACTATGCCGCTTTGATTCTAAAAACTGTTTGTAATCTTCCATTTTTCACATTTTAATTGATGCACAAAGATAAAACAATGTTTTACATATATGCAACATTATTGCACAAATAAATTTTCATCCCGCCCGTCTCTCCATACTGCGCAACCTTCCCGGCCTTATTCCACCCCTCAAAAATGCTTTCCGCTTCCCGATCTTCGCATTTCAAGGCCCGGATAATTTCTCTTAAAAATGAAAAACGGACGGCACGGTTTAGGCGTCGGCAGGAAGTCAGGGCTGTTTCTAATTGCGCTTCGCGTGGATCGGCGGGTTTGGATTTTTTCTTGCTCATATCTTTTTTCAAATTCAGATAACTGTCGCCTTTCGTTCATTCCGGCTAATCGCCGGAACGGCGTAAGGCTTGGAGTTATGCGGAATTATGTATCCGCCTCAACCAAATCAGACGGCTCTTTGCATTTTGAGCAAACGTTTACGTTTTCAATGAGTGGCGCGAAACAACAGGCGCTTCCCATTTCTTTTTTTTCATGGACCCACGATACCATAAACTTCCCATCTGGGTTTGGTTTGTCAGCCCATTTGAACCAATCAAAATTGGTTGTTGAGCAATAACGCACCCTTTCACCGTCGCGATTAAAGTATGTTTTCCCTTTAACCAAAGGGGTTTTGGCGGTACGATAGTTTTGTCTGTTTTTCAAAAAGTCGCTTTGCATGATTTTAATTTTTTAATTGTTTGAAATAATCCACATAACCCCGCTTTCCCGCCTATGTATTCCTAAGCGTCACACAGCGGGAAAGCACCAGTTAGCCGCGATTGTAAAGCGAAGCGTAGAAAACGAACTCAACCCCGGCCTTTACGCGCCGGGCCGCTGTGCTGGAAGTGAATGCGCCCAGGTCTTTGTACCCGAACGCGGTGGCAATGTCGCGGTCTTTCATGCCAAGCGAGTTGAGTATTTCCCGGTAGTTGCGCGGGGTGCCTGGTGGCACGAACCGGAAGTAAGTGTCTGCCTTGCAATTCTGGCAAGGCATTTCTTCGAGTTCAGGAGGGCATTCCGCGCCGCAAAAGCGGCATTCCAACACCGCCGAGTTTTGAGGCTCGGCGGTGGGGAGTGCTCCCGTGGTGCGATTAGATTTTTTCATACCATTGGGTTGTTTCGTATAAGTCGCCCCCGCTTAACACTCCACGATGTGGGGTTTCATCGTTTTTTGTTTGGGCGACAAGCCTGATTTTTTTCTCCTCCCGAAGCGCCTTAGCGGCGGCCTTCGTAAAGAAAATGTTCGTGGTGGTTTTGGTGGCCAATTCTTCGCAGGAAATAATTTCCTGCGAAGAATTTACGGCGGCAAGTACTTTTTCGCTGATGCTCATTTTATTGGATTTTTACAATGATTATGGCATCAGGGAATTGGCTTTGGATGGATTCTTGGATGGGTTCTTTTTTGAAATTCGATGTTTCGGGAACATCGAATTTCACCGGAAGCGTCTTGGGAAAGTCGCCCACAACCCACCCGGCGCTGGTTTTCTTGATGGTCGCTGAGCCGTCTCGGTTCCACTCTCCCTCTACGAATACAATTTTTTGAGTGGCTTCCGTGGCCATTTTTTCGTGTGCCAAGCCCTTCTTTACGAGTTCGCTGCGAATTTCTTCAAAATTAAACATGACTTTGTTTTTTACCCGCCCGCTTCATTGCGTTTGGTAGGACAAAGATAAGCGCTATATTTGTAAATGCAAATACTTTAACCAAAAAAGTGAAAAAATAATTTGCAATGACAAATAAACGAGGCTAACCCAGCATGGCCGCCCATGCGGCGTACACCTTGCACGGCGTTCATGCCGCAGTTAGCCGCAATTACACAAGGCAAATGCCATGCTCTAAAATTTCAAATGTCGTTTCCTGAAAATCTGCTTTAACCGCACTCATAACAGGGAGTACCGCCGAAAACCGATAGGAAACAATGTCGGACAGCAGTTCGTCCGTGCTATCATATTCTTTTACAATGTCGCTGGCTTGGTCAATCTCGACCTCAACAATCATCGTAACTTCTAATTTGAATTTTTGCTTTTTCATAAAAGTGTTTTTTTAATGTTGTGAACGCGACTAACCCAGCATGGCCGCCCATACGGCGTAAGTTCATGCCGCAGTTATGCGGGAATTAAACGCTCATCACGCGAAAGAATACGACCGTGTTCAACGATTTCGTCAACCATCCAATCGTAAGACGCAAAGCCTTTTGAGTTCCTGCGTCTGCGGATGGCTTCTTTTGCGTCAACCAATTCGGCAGTAACATTTGCGCCCCAACCATCGCCAAAGTTGTAGTAAAACGAAGCACTTCCGTCTTTGAAGGGGATGTTTGCCAATTGTGATTTGGACAGGTTTTTAATGAGGAAATATTTTTTGTCGGCTCCCGTCCATTTGCCATTCCATGAGCCGACATTCGGCATTGTAAGTTCAAAGGATACCATTGGTTGAATTTTTTAAAGGTGAAATAATCCGCATAACGCCGCGCCCCCACACAGCCGCGCTATGCGTCGCGCCCGTCGTGGGCGCATCAGTTATATAAAATTAAACTCAACAATCACTAACTCGCAATTATCGAGCGTCTCTTTTGCTTTTGATGCGTCGAAGCCTGAAATGAACTTTTCATAATCATCCATTCTTTTTTTCATTGTTTCGATGGTTTCAGAAACATCGTGAAGCATTGGCTTTGATGTCATGTAAAGCCCTTTTTGCAAAAGGCTTTCATCAACATACTGGTTTACAGCAACCAGAACTTTAAATATTTTTTTCATGATAAAATTTATTTAACCCTGCTTTCCCGCCAATCGCTTCTAAGCGGCGCACAGCGGGAAAGCCGCAGTTAGCCTAAAAATAGCGCCGGTTTAGGATTTTGGGCACTTCCCTTTCGGCGTGTGCCTTTCTTGTCCATGCCGGCGCTATGTGCTTTGTGAACCTCCCCCGTAGGTTTCGGCCCGTTTACCCTTCATCATTTCTGCCCAATCTTCCCGGCTCATAAAGTCGCAGCCAAACGGCGGGGCGGAAAAATCGGCAATTATTGTTTCCTCAAATGCGTTGATAAATTCCGAATCTGATAATCCGGTTGTACTTGACGGCATGGCGAACGTAGCGAACGGGGTACGCACCAATACCGGGTTATACTTCATTTTCAGCGCCTCGTGTATCTCCTGCGTGTTTCGCGCCTTCCTGAACCGTTCACCTTCCATAATCTCAAAACGATCCCCACAGGTTAGCAAAATCGTTTCCATGACGTGCGCGAAGTAGTATTTGTAACGGGTTGTGGTGTATCCACGCCGTTGCGCCTCAAATATCAATCTGTACCATCCATCAGGCAAAGTTTCCCAGGCTTCGCGGTAAATATCCACGCTTTCCGGCCTTAGTTTGCCGTTTGCCTTTTCAATGTGGATGATGGTTTTATCGTTCATTATTCGACCTTTTTGCCTAAATGCAGTCTGAAAAAATCACCTTTCGCCCCGTCAGACCATTCCGGATTTGCTTCCCCTATTGAAATGCCAATTATTGCAAATGTCATTTTTGGAGCGTCCAAATGATACCCGTTCTTAAACTCCACACGGTCAAACTGTCGCAAATCGTAATTCCTTCCCGTGTGCGGGTCTATGTAGTCTCCGCCAACCAGCACGGACGGCGGATGTGCAGTGCATAGACGCGCCAGCCAGTATGGTTTAATCTCCCGATATTCTTCCAGTTTTTCGCCAGAAGCAATCAGGTCAAACCACTTTTTTTTGAGTGTAAGTTTTAATATTTTCATTCAAAAAGCGTTTTCTGATTTTCTGCAATTGTCGCTGGGTTTGACTCCCTGCCGCTGCCAATCGCAAAAACGCCAGGTTTCACCCGCTTCAACATTCCGGCATTTACCATGCGCGAAAGGCGTTCACCGATGTACTTTTCCCCGTTTCGGTAGTACGGATCGCCCGTAAAGGAAAATATTTCCTCTTTGGTTGCGGTGCCTTTTGATCGGACAAAATTATAAATGGCGCGTTGACTGGGTGTCATTG